CATTTTTTATTGCCGTAGCTGTAGTATCAACAATAATAGCTATAGCAACCCAGCCAGACCCGCCCAAACCTCCAGAACTGGGAGCTTCTTCTAGCGCTTTATCCAAATCATTTAAATTTCAAAATATAGCAAATAAAGCCCAACAAGGGACAAATGTTCCTCTAGGTTATGGAGAATATTTACTGGGCACTAATGTTATACAAGCTACAAACAAATCATTTGGTTTACAAACGCCAGTAAGAGAAGCGTATAATTACGAAAGTAATCAAAACGAAGGAATAGGTGCATCAAAAGCAGAGAAATATACAAGAACATAATGAAACATCTGCAAAAAAGTAATTCTTTTAAAGGGGCTAAAGTTACGCTTTATCCTCCAGCTATTGGCCCATATAGGCCAATTTCTACTTACGAAACAAACGAATTGATTGATTTAATTTGTGATGGGCCTATTGAAGGTTTGGTTAATGGCAGAGGTTCTGTATTAGACGAGGATAGTTATCTGCAAGGAGTTTTTCTTAACGGGGTACCCGTTCAAAATACTGACGATGGTTTTATTGAATCAACAGCTGAAGTTTTGGCGGATTTTGGGAGAACTAATTTTGTTAAAGAAATTGGTCGAGTTTTTCTTTCATTGTATAAAGGGAGTAACCCTGGCGGCCTACCTCTTTGGGGCCCAAGTCCTACAGATAACACTTTTAATGGAGCGCCCATGTGGGGTTACTCATGGGGTGATTGGATAAGTGGTCCATATGCGACTAGATGGACGAAGCATATAAAAACAAACGGCCAGCCTAACAGTTGGTGTGGCCTAATGTTTGGAGATACTATCTCAAACCCTTTCGTATCAAAAAGACTGAAATGTGGATCTAATTTCTCTTGTTATGTTGGGAGATATGTATATTCATTTGCTAATACTAAATGTTTTAGCGTTAACTACAGAGGTAGTAGGCTAGAGAGAGATTTAAGTAGCTTGGGTTTCTCCAATGATGCTGTACGATTAGCGACTTCAAACACTATTTATGACCCCTCCTCATATACTAGGGATTATATTAATACTTATTTTCGTGGTGCAAGTAGCACAAGTCAAGATGGTATTACTACGTCAAATCAAAGTTCAAACACCTTTGCAACTGGATATTTATGGTTGATGGATAAAAGAAAGCTTTGGGGTATAAACTCTGACACTTTTTGGTATAAAAATATAGATAATTGGTATGTTGAGCTTTCATTAAATGAAACATATTCTTTCGAAGCTATGTTTCAAAGCAACGGTTACCCCGTAAACAGAAACAAAATAATAGACAGTATAAATGACTTAGTAAGTAGAAATAACGACACTAATTCTAACAGGTTTGCAAAAGAGTTTATATCAAAAAGATTGATTAGTTTAGGTATAAATAAATCAAAATTAGAAAATTTAAGTTTTAATGATATAAAAGAAATAATAAAAAAAGAACTAAACGAAAAAAGACCTCATTATTGTTATTCTGGCGGGGCAGATCCATATATGTTTGTTTCTCACAATGAAAATATTTTTGAAGGTTATGTAGAATCATTACATAAAAGATTATTTATTAATGAGAGAGAATATATAGAAAATTTTCAAGAAGCGAAGCAATATTTAAATGATGATAGGTTTTACAGTAACGGTGTTTATTATAGAGCAAAAACAAGCGGTTTTTTAGGAACAGAACAAGATATAATTAACGACCAAGCTATTACTGAAGAAGAAAATAGGCAGCTCGCTGTAATTAAGGGTTTAAAAGACCAAGTAATTTGGAACTCTTCTATTTCTATCTCTACAGAATTTAGCGGGAGTTCTGATGCGAGAAATTCTGTAGATAATAAATATTTTGATTTTTTAATGCCAGTCTTAGATGAAGAAGGAGAGTGGTATGGGCAGGTTTTTGGTTTCACTATAGAAAATATTAACACAGGAGTCCAATTAGACCAAACACCAAGTTTCAAGACCGCTGGATGGTATTATGACGGTGCTGGTGGTTATAAATTATGGTCAGATGGTATAAGCAATAACTCTGCCAACCAATCTCATAATATAATATTAAACTCTTTATCTTTTGGTCATTATGATTTATATACAAAACAAGGTGCAAAACTGTTGTTGAACAGAAAAGAAGATGGTGGAACAGAAGCCGAAGATAAAGCTCAAAAATATAATTTTTCAAATATATTGGTTGAGTTTAGAAACGGAGAGAGCAAACAGGAAAAATTAGATAATTTTAAAGATATCTTTATAGATAAATATTATAATCAGGTTTTATTGGGCCCTTTTTCTATTGCGCCAAAAATTGGAAGTGGGGGGTTGCAAAGACTTTTATGGAGAGGTCTTAACGGCGTTTTCCCTAGATTGACTATGGGCGCATCTAGACCGCCTACAATGGATGATGCTTGGCTGGAAGCTTATGCTGAAACCAGCGATGACAATAGATCTGTTAGTGTTGATGGTGGGTCAGCGGCAAGAAATTTTAGTTCATGGTCTAACAAAAAAATTTTTAACGAAGAGGCGTCTCCAATAGTACACGTTATCAATAATCCAACAGTAGAACAAGTTTTTATCACTTTAGATGTGCTTCAACTTTATGATACATCGGAAGATGAGAGTGGCCAGACTGTCGATGAATATTTTCAACAGGTTGGAGGTAATATCCCTGCACCTTTAAATATAAGAGTGGAAGTAGGATTGATTGACGAAAAAGGTGAGCAACAACAGTTTTATGATAGGCATTTTCAAATAATAAGTATTATACAAACTTCAACACTAATAGACCTTGGAAACCCTTACAAAAAAAACAGCCAACAATATATTAAGGAGCTTAATCCTTATGGGACAGAAGATGATGAGGCCTACTACATAAACGCAGAACGTCTTGTCAAGGACCCATTTGTATTGCCAGCTGTTTCAGATTTTAGTGGAGGAGTAGCGGAATCAACCGAAATTAAAGAAGATTCCCAAATAAATAGATATGTCAAAGTGACTAGACTAAATGTTGAATCGACATCTAGTTTAATGAAAAGAAAAGTAAATTTAGCAAAAATAACGGAAATAATACCCTTAAAATGCTCTTATCCTTTTTCTAGTATAGTAGGCTTAAAAACAAATTCTCAATCTTTTCAATCTATCCCCGAAAGAACTTTTAGGTGTAAGCTAAAAAAAATAAAAATACCATCAAATTATTTTCCTATACAAAGGAAAAGAGACATAAGATATTGGGAGAAAAATAAAGATTTTAAAAAACAGGAGAAAAGAGATTTGCTTTTATATCAGGGGGACTGGGACGGCAACTTCAGATTTGCTTGGTCTGACAACCCAGCTTGGATTCTTTATGATATCTTAACGTCATCAAGGTATGGACTTGGATCAGATATAAAAGAAGAGGATATAAATAAATGGCAACTTTATGAAATAGGCAGATTCTGTGATTCTGTAGATGAACAGGGTTATTTTAAAGGAGTAGAAGACGGAAGAGGTGGAATAGAACCTAGGTTTTCTTGCAATATTATTTTTGAAGAAGAGACGAAAATATTCGACGCTATAAACTCTATATCTTCTTTATTTAGGGGTGTTATTTACTATAGTAACGGAGCATTAACTTTTAGAGATGATAGATTAACAAGCCCAGTTGCTTTTTTTAATAATGAAAACGTAAGAGAAGGAGTTTTTTCTTATTCGAACTATAAGAAAGAAGAAGTTTATAATGCTGTAGAAGTAATTTATAAGGATAAATTTAATGATTATAAAACAAAGTTAGAGTATGTGGAAGATCAGGCAGATATAGCAAAAAGAGGTGTGTTCAAAAAAACCTTCACAGCTGTTGGAGTAACTTCAAAGGCAATGGCGAAGAGGGCTGCATACCATATAATGGTTCAAACTACAAAAGAAAATGAATCTTTATCTTTTATAACGGGTCCAGAAGCATTACTCTGTAGTCCTGGAGACTTAATTATTGTTGACGATGTAATGAAAAGCCTCGCTTCCAACTACGGTAGGATTTTAGATATAGATCTAGAAAACAACAGCCTTAGATTAACAAATAAATATAGCAGCGAAAATAATGATAAAGAAATAAAGGTCTTTGTCCCAAATGCATCACAATCAATCGAAGACATAGAAGATATACTGTTTACAGATAGATCTAGGGTTGAAAACCTTACTGTACAACCTGGAGTAAATCAAGATTTTAATAGCGACTTTGCTGGCTATTATGAGTTTTCTAATTATCAAACAGGTTTTAATGAAACACAAAACGAAAATATATTAACTCAATATCCGTTGTTTGTAAAATCAGACGATATCGATTCTTTACTTTATTATAACACGGGTTATACTGGCTGGGTTTTTGCGGTTGGGGGAACAACAGACACAGACGACGAGCAGTATGATAAATATATATTGAGAACAGAAGTTTTTAATTTGGGTAATATCACAGACCCATTAGACCTAACCCAGGCAGAACTTAATATACATTCTTATGACGTTAATCAACCAGATAGAAGAGGTGCTATTTTAGAAAGCGCATCTGGAAAGTTTTTAAATGAATTCGGTCAGGCTAGGTTAGATTTTTTTGGAGGCGTTTTATCAAAAGAAATACAAGTAGACTCTGCCGTTCAAATACAAACATTTAAAATATTAAACTCTGACGAAGAAGAAAAAGAATATGGAGATACGGTTTATTTGGACGATCAAGACCCAAATATAAACCTACTACAATTCGTTCAAAAAGGTTCCTCATATAGATTAGGGATAAAAGACGCATCAGAAAGAATATACAAAATATCAACAATAAAAGAAGAGGATGATAATACATATGCTGTTTCTGCTAGTAAATATTACAGCGGCAAGTATAGAGAAATCGAAGAGGGGTTTAATGAAAGAGAAAAAGAAAATACATATGGACATGATAAAGATTTAGTTTCTATAAAAAATAAAAATTTCATTAAGCTTCCAAGTCCAGAAGTCTCATATAAATTTAAAGATGACGGAGGAGATATCTTGAGTACTCCTTATTATATTACTGGATCTTTAGAAGAGGTAGCCAACGCCACTGGTTATTTAATTGAATATACCGATCCTGAATTTTCTGTTAATACCGAAAAGATAAGTTCTAATTCGTTTTTTATAGAGACTTATAAACGAGGTTTTTATAATATTAAGGTAAAAGCCTTATCCGAGGGTATTAATAACTCTAATTTGAATACAATATATTTAGATTCTGAATTTACATCAAGGTCTATAAGATCAAACGCTGTATTAGTAGAAGATGACTCAGAAGAATTAGAAGATAATATAAGTTTTAGTCAAATTGGATTATCAGAAGAACCTTAACAGTAAATTAAAGAATGAATTGTTGTACACCAGAATATATAAAAATTGATATAATATTGCCAGAGGGTAGTGTTGTGTTAAAAAGATCTCAACCTGGAGTTTTCCCTTATTTTTTACCAATAGAACTAGATGCAGGAAACCCT